AAGCGATCCAGTAGCATCAACCTTACCCCTAAGTGACAGCGTGACGTTTGACTGTGTAGTATTATATGAGATGCTTTGACTGATTCCCGAAGATGATACGTTGGCACTAGCTAGATATAATGCAGATATTTCTCGTGCTGTATTTGTTCCATCTGAAAACTGTGCATACGCACCCTTATTTGTTGCACCAAGATTATAAACCATTCCTTCATATTCAATTCGATAATCACCTGCAGGCATTGATGCAAATCTAATTGCAGGAATCATTGTAGATGGTGCAAGTGCTGATCCCGATACGACATAATTACATCCAGTCTGTACACTAAAATCAGCAAAAGTTGTTCCAGATGTTTGCCAATTTGATGCACACCCAGTAATAACAACTGTGCCAACCAACTGTGCCCCATTCACATTCTGAAACGGAGAACTTAATCCCACAAACGCATTGTCAACTAATATAGTTCCACTTGTTGAACTTGTAGTTTTAACCTTGATACCGTTATTTGTACCATTCATGATAAATGGTATTTGAACCTGTTGCCATGAATTGTTACCTGTAACCACGACACACTTATCTTCTGCACTTGCTACCATTGAGCATATTGAAACATCACTTAAAGATGTTTTAACGTAGGCTGATACCATGCCTTGAAGTCCGACGATGTTAGCAGCATTGATTGTTGAAACTTGAGAAAATGAAAATATGCCCGATAATGAAAGTGATAAAGCTTTTTTACCTTCGACTTGATTTGTAATGTCTGCACTCGGAGTCGCATTAGTTGCAGTCCATCCAGTTGATACAGTTACATGTTCAAAACTTGGATTAACTAATAAATTCTGATTGCCTGTTTCGATGCGTGAATCTAGTCCAGCTTGTTTAGTTAGCTGATTATTTGGAAAGATTAAATCTTGTGCGTATATCTTTGATGAAGATTGTTCGCTCTTGTATCCAGTGGATGCCGCATTTGAATTTAAACTAAATATTAAAAATAAACTTATTAATTTTCTCATTATATTACTTCCATTACTTCTACAATTTGTGCCGCAGTATCAGATATTAAATAATAGTCAGTTGATTCGCTCAAAATGGTTACTACATCAGGCCCAATTATTTCTAATCCGTTCGCAGTTGTTACACCTGATCCACCATAATAAATTGCACCTGTATTGTTTTTATTTGGCTTGATAACTAATTTTTTTCTTGATGCGTTTGGAGCTGTGCCAGCTACTGTTGCACGTACAGCAGAAGTTCCAACTGTAACTCTTGCAGTTGATACCGATCCTGCTAAAACACCGCTTGTAATAGGAAAAACCGCATCACTCGCAGGCGTAATACTCATTGAGTTTGCAGATGTTTTTATACCTAAAGAGGCTGGTAGTTTTGCCGACATTGCTGATAAAGTTATCTCTGTAGACACACCTGCAATTGTGCCTAGGTTTGCCGTAACCGTTCCATTAACAGGAATAGGATTTCCAGTATCGTTTTTAATCTCAACTTCTGAGCTGACTGTTATCGATGCAGATGATCCAATATCAACTTTTAAGGAGCCAGTGTCAGTCATCTCAACTTGTTTTACCACACCGTCTGATGTTCTTTTTGCCATTACAGACACAGGCAGGCCTTTATTATTTGCAGGCGTAGTTGTATCAAGCTTGACGTAAACATTTGAGGCATCTTGAGTATATTGAATTGGATTATCTACAGTACTAGGCGAGCTAGCACTCGCAAAACCGTCTGCGATGTCTAAAGTTCGTAGTGCCATTTATTTCTCTCTAGGTTTGTATTCAATCAATCGATATGAATATGGGAATAGTTTATAATTTGTAAGTGGTGTGCCTAAGATATTTCCGAAGTAACAATCATATTCTTTACACCAGCCAATAAAGTTAGTTTTTGAGTATGTGTAACCAGATGCACTTAATCTTATTTGATAGTCACCTTCTGATAAATAGATCGATGTCGGTGACGTGAAGGATATAAAACCGTGCCAGTTATTTAGCGTGGTATTTCCCATTAATTTAATCTGGGCAAGTGTTAGCGTCTTTGTAAATAAAACATTTCCGCTTTGTAATAAGTCGATTGTAACGTCTGATGCGGATGCGTTTGAATTAAATAGTTTTGGCTTAATGCCACCGATATTTATCGGAGTCGTCACCGTAAAATTTTGAGTTAATGTGGTTATTAGTTCTTCTACCACTACCCTACTCATAATGCCTCTTCAAGTTCTACGTTTAAAGACCAGTAAAGCGAGCTATCAAGTGTCATTGATGGAGAGTTTGAAAGATAGTAACACCCACTTAGTCTATTTGGATTATTTAACACCGAATCAAACTGTACCCATAGTGGTCTTGATGTGTTTGAGTAGTCTAAAATGCTTAGGACTCCATCTAATTCAGTACGATCAAGTGATTTTAACGATCCTGATATTTTCTTTTGAGTATTTATTTCATCGATAAACTTTTGACCGTATCGATTAATAGTGGCATTTGCTTTGTTTATAAGTGAAAAAGATAAAGGAAGTGAAAAATCAATTTCTGTACCTAGCGTGACTTTACTACCAGCGAATAATGATGCTATTTCGCAAAATCCTGCCGATGAAGTCATCTCTAAACGCATATATCTAACTGGCACAGTTGTCGTAAAATTAGTGTACGAAAAGCCGTTAATTGTATCTATTGTCATTGATTGAGCAATAGCAGTGCCAAACGTATTAGAGTTATCGATCTTCACTAAGCAAGTTAAAAGATTATTTCCAGTCATGGGATCATCTGCAATCATCACTGAGTTAATTAAAACTGGATAACCAAAATCAAAAGTAAGTGTAGTCGAATTTGAAGTCGATCTGAATACCTTTGTTCTTCGTGTATCGTTTAGATTCGACAATGGATACTGTGCATTTTGAGATGATACGACCGCAGTCGCGTTATCAATTTCATTATTTATAAAAAATTGTGTGCTCATACTGCGTACCCTGCCAATCTTTGATCTCTAACTGTGCGAGCTATTTCCCGACCGTCTATTGATATATTTAAATTTATATTTTTTACTGCATTAACTACTGATGCAATTAGATCAGTGTTATTATTTCCACCGCGTCCGTTTGCTATATTTAATAGTTCCATTTGTTGAGTTTTATTTAAAACAACTTCACCTGGATTTAATCTTGCTTGAACTTGATCACCATACTGACTTAAGCCTGGTACAATCCCACCGTCTGCGAACTGTACACCTGCAATCGCTGCAACTTGAGCTGCTGTCGCTACTGCTGCAATACTCGCAAAGACAGCTCCTAAAATAGGCCCTCCAAACTCAGTCCCAAACTCATAAGAGTTTTGCACAGCTTGATAGCCTTTAATTGTAGCCTGGATCATTGCCGCACTTTTACCAATCGCTGCGAGCTCTTTGTTTTTTGCACTTGCAAGCGTTGCAGATGTACTTAAAAAAGAATCTTGATCTGCTAGTAATTGCTTCTGTGTTAACTGTTTTGATTTTACTGTTTGTGCTTCGGTAGCTTTATCAAATTCTGCTTCTGCTTTTTGTCTTGCTCTGTTTTTCTTTATCTCTGTGTCTTGATTGTCAGCAATCTTTAAAGCTGCTTCTCTTGCTATTTGTATTTTAGTTTGTTCGTAGTCGTTTACTGCCTGAATATCTTCAAGTCGACCTTTTCCCATGGCAATATTAAACTGTGCCTCTGATACAAGCTTTTCGTTTAATCCTTCAAGTTGAATTTTCAGTAATTCTGCTTGAAATATTTTCTCTTCGCGGATAGCAGTTAATTGTAATTCACTAGGGCCTGTAGGTGCTCCTGGTTGATCTGCAGCAGGTGCAATGCTTTTTGTTTTATCAATTTCTTCTTTGACGTTTTTTGAAAAGTTTTTAACATAGTCCGCTGCAATTGATAGCTTTCCTTGCGTTGTATCTCTAAAAACATTTAAAGAGTCATCCCATGCTTTAGCAATTCCTTGCCCTGATTTTACCGATGATTCGTGAGCGTCTTTTCCAAACTCAAGTAAAACATCAGATGCCGATCTAATACTATCAGGTAGTGCTTTTCCAAACACATCGGCAAACTTACCAATTAATCCACCTAAAAGTGTTGCAACTGTAGAAAGAGTCAATTCAACTGTTTCTTTGAATCCATAAAACAATGCTGATAATAGATTAAATGCTATACTTGCTACCGATTTTAAATTGTCTAGCGTTTCAAGTAATCCACCTAAAGAATCTATTAAAAATAGGATTCCCTCTGTGATTAATTTTCCAATCGATTCTTTATTTTTTATAAGAGTTTTTTCTAGCTCAATAAAAGAAACTGTGGCTACTTTTAAAACCGCTGTTACGGCATCGTTTTTAATTATATAGTTACCAATTGCCTTTTGAGACTCTTCAAATTGGTTTTTTAGTATCTCAATTCTCGCACTATACGTTTGTGCTTGTGCAACTGCTGATCCACCAAATCGAGACTCTATGACACTTAAAAGGGCTGCATACTTTTCAGTTGGTGCGATTGTGTCGCTGATAATAATACCGTGTCTTCTAAGTGCTGTGGTTTGTCCCTCATGTGCCTTTGCAACTAACTCTGCTGCACTTGTTAGGTCAATTCTAAGAGCTGCTGCAAGGTCTATAGAGTCCTTTGTGGCCCTTTGTAAACCTTCTCCAGACAGTCTTGCTAGAGCCTGCAACTGAGTAGCTGCTGATAAAACCATATTGTCAGAATACTTTGTCGTTTCTTGCATTTTTTGTGCAAATCCCTCAAAGTCTTTTGATAGTTGTTTTGTAAATTGTCCAGAGTTTCTAAGTGCTACGTTTAAACCTTGAAGGCTTTCTTCGTAGACAAGTGCAGCATCTACGCCTTTAATGATAAATACATCAAATAGCTCGCCTGCTACCTGTTTAATATCTCTAAATATACCTATGACGATATTAGCGGCAATTGCACCCTCAAATATCTGATACGAACTTAATGATCCGCTCATTCCACGCGTAAAGCTTGAAGTAAAATCATCAGAACTTTTAGCTATATTCTTAAAAGCTTGCGTTGCCTGTGTATCATCGACCGATATTTTTACCTTTACATCATCTGCCATTTGCTTCTCTCATTTTTTCATTCTGATAATGATTTTGAAGTGACTCGGTAAAGTGAATTGCATCGTAATTTATATTAGGATCATCAAGATCAAAGGAAATATTTCCATTTTGATAATGTCTTAACAGGTCAAACCACTGAGCATAAGATTCTTGATAAAAATTAGATGGACATTTAAAAAAATTAACACCTGAATAGTGCTTAAATACTGCTTTTGACACTTCTTTGTCGCAAGCCTTATTGTTTGATCTAACTTCCTTGTTATTCATCTTTTTACAGTTCTCACAGTTAAAATCTTTCTCGGTATATGCCTTAAAAGTCCCAATAAAAAACCTAACGTCATCAGATGACAAGAAAGATATTTTCTTTATCTCACCTAAGACTTTCCCAATACAGTAAACTCCACATCGTCAAACTTTGTTAAGTTGCCCATTGCAGATTGGACTAATGCAGTTATTGATTTTCCATTCTCAAAACACATTAGTAATTCATCTGCACATTCATCAGATAACTCGTCACCATTAAACGATAGCTCGTACGCAATACCATCAAAATCAGTCAATCCACTGATGCCTTTTAAGCATTTTTTTAGCATTAAAAGAGTTTGCTCTAAGTAGTTTGATACAACTTCACCAGACGCACTTTTAACAGTTGTTGATAGCTCAATTCTGTCTCTGTACGATAGCGGTGCAATTACAAATTCCACTTCATCAATTTTAAACTTAACTCGATCGGTTTTACGTAAGACTTTCATTGTGACTTCTCCAATGATATATAGGCAAGACTTCTCCTGCCCTTGTTAATATTAAATAAATCCTAAAAATACTGAGTCGTTCCCAACGCCTTTGTATGCTTTAAACTTAATCTCTTCAGTGATAACGCCGCTTTTATCAGATTGGTTTAACTCTACGATTTTTGCTTTTGGAATATAGATAGCTACTACGTTTTTAAATTGACCTGCCACTGAGCCATCATCGTAAAAAGCGTAAGCAAATAAACTTATGTCTGTGTTGCTGTTGTAAGCGTTGAATCGATCTACGTCTGAATCAGATTTGTATGGATCGATTGTCCCTTCAACTGTGAATTTGGTTTTCTTAGAGTCAATTTTACCAGATGAAACAGCGGCACTTAAAACGTCTGTTTTTTCATTGGTTAAAGTTAATCCTAATTTATTATAATCAACCGAAACGCCATTAACCCAAGCTTGAGCAAGAAACATTGTCGGTGCCTTTGCATCTCCTGAAAAGTCTGGTGTGTATGCTGGTGCTGACACCGATTGAGTCATGTCTAAGCCACCGATTGCAAATTTCCAAGATGGAATCTTTCCAGTTTCCCATGATTCAAGTGATGCCGATATAGACTTGCATCCTAATCCTGCCTCTTTAATCGCCCCTGCAACATAGTATGATACTGAGAACGACGGATAAGCATTAGAGTCATGATAAAAAGTTGAAAATGCTTCGATAACAGTTGCACCTACTGGAGCTCCGTTTGTTAAAGCAAAAGGGAAAGTTATTGTTGCCGATCCTGTAGTTGTAACTACTGCACTAATTGGTCTAACTTCATATTTAGCAGCTACCTTTACAAGCACACAGTCACCTATCGCAAATTTTGATATATCTCCATCGTTAATCGCTAATGAAGTAGATGTGTTTCCTGTGACTTTAGTTGTAGCAGTTGCAGATGATCTTTTGCCACCTAGTAACGATTCAAATAAAACAGTTTCGCGAGGCTCTGTGCCTGCTGTCGTACCTGCTTTATATTCCATTGGTAAGTTACCAGATACGTTTTTCATCCCTACTCTTGATGCTACGTTTTCAATTGTAGATGTTAAAACTTGTCTATCGATTACGTCTCTTTTTAATGATAACTCTGATCCACTTGCTAGCACTTCTAATGCATCACTTGCAGATGTTGGTGCTTGATAAACTCCTGTAGTAACTTCTTTTTTTACAAATACTACTGATTTGTTTTTAACTAATAATCCCATTTATTACTCCATTCTGTAGAGGATCGTATAAGTAGCACCTATACTTACCGTATGATTATCTATGTCTATATCTGGTGATGTCAGCTCGAATCCTTCGACTGTCATTACACGTGCAATGGCAAATTTTCTCTGCATTGCCTCTTGAGAAACTAATTCTAGCGACGAGTAAAGCAATTCAATCGCACTTACCAATTCACTGTCGTTTGTGTTTTTATTTATGTAATTAGTCGTTAAGTAAACGCTAAATTTTTGAGCTATTGTTATCGTTCTTAATGTGCCATCGACACTATTTCCAGAATCAGGAATCACTCTAAATATTTTACTACTTGTTTTAGAGTTATTTGATGCCACTGAATAAACATAAGGCGATTTCGTGAACGCTGGTATTAGCGTTGCTAGCTTTGTCTCGATTGAATCTGTAATTTGTTTTACATAACTAGACACGTACTACTCTCACATATTGTATGGTGTTTTGTTCGGTAACTTCTTTTGTACCGTTATCATTTTCATCAATTGTAATTGTAATGTTACTTAGGTAGTCACTTGCTCTTGAAAGATATTGCTTTGCTTTTATGCTCCAATTGTCTCCAGGTGCATCTGATAACCAATCAAATATTTTTGATAGTGCTAGGTACTTACTCGCCTGTCTTACCTCTTCGTTTTCAAGTAGGTCAAAATGAGTTAGCAATTTACCTTTTGCGGTGTATTTTTTTCGTAGAGTTTGCACAATGTCTTTTCGTGCTGAAACGTGAAAATTAATAAAGCTAGTCGCACCAGTTGGCATATTGTTCTCAATGCCTGGATATGCTTCTTTTAAATCATTATCATCTGAAAAGACCGAATTTATACCGTAAAATGATCTAGCAGCAAGGGGTGATGAGACACTAAATCTATACCAGAATAAATCCGATCCAAATTTTATGGAGCTAACTTGTAACGTGCTATCAGATTCCCAATTTACACGTCCTGAGTTATTTAATCCGTATGTTTTATCGACTAAGTTTAAAACAGGCACAACGCCTGCTGCTGTTTCATATTCAACAATCAATGTTGCCGTAGATGCCAATGGACTTAGTTCAAAATAAAGGTCGTTGATTGGCTTATAATAGCCTACGTAAATATACTCGCTAGGCAATAGGGTTATGTCTACACTTGGCAGTGTAAACTCTTCCATTTTTACTGATAAATCTGTTCCGTTGTAGTTTATTGCTAGCATTGAATTATATTCCTATTAACAACAATTAAAATAAAGACACGTTCGTAGTTACAATTATTCCCAGTAACCTGTTACCGCTACCGTAAAAGTAACGTCACCTAAAGTTGTTACTGTTCCAAAGTTTCTTAAAGTAACTTGAAAAAACTCGCCTGGATTAACTACAACTGGTGAGCATGTGTAATCATCTTGTAGTCTTATGCCTTGTGCTCCTACTGGTGCAGTAACTGCGTATGATTGCATTCCAAGAGGTAACCTTCTAGGTGCTTTTGCCGTAGCCGACTCAGTCGTTGCAAGTGATGCTGATGTATGACCAAAGGCTATACCTGCCGCATATATTAATGGGCCACCTGTTAGAATTGTTGTAACAACTCCATCTAGTGCCACGCCTGTAATGTATAACGTTTTCCCTGGTGCCGTTGCCGTTCCTAATGGATTTTGATATGAGCAAAGAATCCCATCTGTACCTGCAGTTAGTGTTGGAAGAACTTTAAATATTCCTCCCAAGCCAGTAAACTGTGCCGCTGCCGCTGTATTTGATATAGCCGCTGCCGCTGCTGTTGCAGTATTTGACATTAAGGCAGTTGATCCAATCGTCCCACCTGTTTGTCCCTGAAGTGCAGTTCCGCCCATACCTGCTAAAACATGCCCCCATGGCTTACTCATAGCATGATCGCCAAATACTACCGAAGTGTTTCCGATCTTCATAACTTGAGCAAGTGATGTAGCACCTACGTTATAATTTCTAAATCCCATTACAGCGTTCATTGATGAACAAATTGATCCTTGTCCAACTGGTGCATCTATTTCGCACATCATGATATTATCTACCCAAAATGTAGCTGCCTGAGAGTTAATATAAACCAAGAACGAGTGAGTTGTATTCGTACCAATAATTGTTGAAAAGTTTAATAGTGGCCCTATTGTTTCCGTACCATTGTAACTAACAACGCATCTAAATTCACCAGTAGTTGTTAATCTAAAAAAGCATCCATCAGTGGGTGCAAATGGTGTTGTGGCTGCTGGAATAAAATATCCCCATTCACATATATTGTTTGTTTGTGGTGTTTGTGTAAACTGAACCTCTGATTCTACAAATGTTGTAAATTGTTTATGTGCAGGAAAGTTTTTCTTTGTATATAAAACATCTAATGCACCAGATGCAACTGAAAGACCTGCGTTTAATGTTACAAATCCGTTCGCAACTGTCGTCGTCATTGTCGTTACTTGGTTAGTCCAAATACCAGTGTTTATCGCTGATCCAGCGAATACTTCATTGAAAACTAAATTATCTTGACCGCATCTTAAACGATAATCATCTGTGATTTCTGCTTCTTTGTAATATCTAACTCCTGTTATTGTACCAGCATCAACTTGCGATGCCATGTGAGCAAATCCAGCTTTATCAGCTGTCATTGGAGGATTTACGTATGCATATCCATTCGCATCTATTTCTTGTAAGTTGGTCGTACCTTTTAATCTAACGCTCATATTATGCTCCCATTATTTTAATTATGTATCTTCCCCATGTATCACTAGGAGCATGGACAAAAATATCAAAACTTGTACCATTTACGATATTTCCATACGTGCATACTAGTTGTTCTAACAGCACATCTTCTAGATCGTGATCGGTTAAATGTGGCGTAATAACCATACTAATTATGCTTGTAGAAGTTACCCATGCAGCACTTATTGTAGATGTAACCATGTCATCAGACGTACCAAAGTCCACAGTAACGGTTGCAGTGTTTAAACTACCTCCGCCACCTCCGCCTGATACAGTAGTCCAGCTAGTGCCACCTGATCCATTGGCCGTTAAAACTTGCCCATTGGTTGCTGACTCTGAATTAATTAATTTCTTAGTTATTCGTGCCATTAATTAACCCTATAGGTATCTATATTTTACTTTAATTACATCACCTGATACCAATGCAACTGCTCCACCTGTAGCGATGTCTGCTAAAAATGACAATCTAGTTTTTCCCGACACGCCACCAGTTAAATTAGTGGAAAAGTCGGTGCCATTTAATTGCTCTATTCCTTGATAAGAAAGTGAGATCGATGCGGCTGACTCTGCCACTTGTGCAAGGTCTATGAATTGATTTGTCACGTCCGTTCCACTTAGAGTAAATGACTCTAGTGCTGACTTTAATCCTTCGATTTGATTTGATCCGTTTATTTTAGTTGTTGCAGATGCTACGTTTACTTGTAATTGTCCTGCTACGTTTCCAGGGTTAGTTGAACTTAATCCACCAGTAGAAGATAAGTCTGCACTGATTACTGATCCGGTAACAGTGATCATGTCACCGCCTGAATAAGTCGTCCCACCTGATGATATTTTAGATATTGTTAACGATGTTGTACCAAGTACAATCGCACCTGTAGTTGTAAGCATCCATGTAGAGCCAGCATTTGCCGTTCCTTCTACTGCCAATGTAGATAAACCATAAGTCACTTCTACTGATGCATCCATATCGGTTGATCTAGTTAATACTACCGATGATCCAATACCTGAAACATCATAAATACCATTCTGCGTGCCAGTTGTTTGACCTGCCAAAAGTACTCTATCACCATTGGCGATTGTTACACCGTCAACTGTTAAAGTCGTCCCACCTGGAGGCAATGTCACGTTTGTAGTTGATGCCGCTCTTACTGCGTCTTTTGGATCACGTAATCCAGCCGCAATATCTTTTACTGCTTGTACAGTTGCTATATCGTTTGCGTTTGTAGGCGTACCAGATAAGATTTGTGGGACTGATGGAAACTCGATAACATCAGAAGCATTTGCTCTAAGTAGGTTAACATCTGCCGAGTTTGCAGCATTTCTTGATCTTAAATATCCTGCCGATTTTAATCTTAATTTTGCATCGTCGATACCTGTAAGTGTTGCACCTGATGCGTTTTCTATTAGTTTGTTCTTAATTTGTGCCATTTAAAAATCCTTTTTTAATATGTGATCTGAATATAATCATTAACTGATATTACTGTTTCCATTCCAAGTGCGTTCCATGAAAGATTGTCGCTTGTAACTGTAAAATCTATGCCGTTAACTTGCACGCACCCACCTGCAATATCTACTTTAACTAGCGATGGAGTTGCTGGAGCTGATGCTAATGTTAATTGTTTTGCAGATATTTCTCCTGCCGTTATTTGGTGAATATATCCACTTTCTCCTATGCCTGATCCACCTGATCCACCGCCTGCTAATAATTGCCAATAAGTTGTATTGGTGGGAATATTTCCGAGTGTTGCCTGAGTTGCTACATAGCTACTTGTACCATATGAAACAGAGTCACCCATTATATATGTTGTTAATGAATTATAAACACCTTTAGGTGCTACGTTTATATTTAACGTGAAGGGATTTCCAACTAATTTAACTAATTTAAAATCAGACATAAGTTAAACTCGCTCGATCATTCCAGACCTGGTTAAAGTCATTTGATGCGTATTTAATTTGTCCTACTGATCCCGATATTGTGACTTGTTTTATTTTCCATTTTGGCTCGCTATCTAAAGCACCAAATAAGCCTTCTGCTAGATATATAACCGAACTTGATACCTCATCATATCTTAACGAAACACCTGTATCTTCACTTGTGACTGCAACCGTAGTCTTTCCATCGCTGGAAATTCTAAACTTGTTATTCTCACTGTCTCTTGTTGCTATCGACATTTCTAAACTTTTCCTCGATCAACGCATTAGCGTCCATCTCATACCAAGCGTACCAAAATCCATCGACATTCATGATTCTGTAATCATGGTAACAGCTAGTTTTGATATTATTTTGAAGCATTAAGTCTTGAAGTATTTCAGGTTTTTTAGCTTTCAAAAATAACTTAATATGTCCTAGCGTTTTCTGCATAATAAAAAGGGCACGATTACTCGCACCCTTCCTTTTAAAAAATTAATTAGTCGTTTAAGCCGATACAAAGTGGTGATTTACCAGCCGCTGCACCTTTAAGTGCTAATTGCATACCAGCTACACCAAACAATTGATCGATAGCAGCTTTTTTAGCTCCTACACCGTAATCAATTGCTGATTGCTCTCCGTAGCTTGCATTTTTTTGGAATCCGATTGCTACTGCTGATTTCTCAACTAAGAAAGCTTGTTTGCCTGCTAATCCATTATGAACTACAACTGGACATCCAAGGATATTACCTACAACACCATTAGGGATTACAGCTTGTCCAAATTGATTCCAGTTTTTGATCTCTGCAATATTGAATAAAGCTGCTTTTTGTTGAGGTGATACTAACCAAGTACAAGCAGAAGGATCACCGTCTGCAAGTTCAATTGCTTTCATCATGTTGATGATGTTTGTATAAGTGATATCAACGTCTGCACCTGCGTTTTGGAATGAAGCTGCAACTGCTGCAAGAGTAGCGATAATTTGAGAATCAACATATCTAGCTTGAGCTGCTGCTGCTAATTTAGCAAATTCAAGTTGTGCTTGAATGTTTGATTGAGCAAGAGTGTAGCTGTCGATGATGTATGAAACGTAAGCATTGAAGTTTAAGTTTAATGAGTCAACTGTAGATGTTAATGCTGCTGCTGATCCTGCAACACCTTCCGTTCTATTATTAACAGTAAAAGAAGATAGCTTTGGGAAGTTGATTGTTTTGGCACCTGGAACTGCCATAGCTGAAACGTCAGTTACGAAAGGAACTAATTTTGCTTTAAATGCTAATTCTTTTTGTACCATAGATGAAATAAGTGTAGCTTTTGTTACGTCTAATTCCGCTGCTGCACCTGTAATTACGTCTGCCATTTTTCTCTCCTAATTATTTAAGCAAGCCTTTCTCGGCCAAACTTAATATGTGTTTTTGTAACTCTTCTCTACTCATTGACGAAAGATCGGTAACTGGTACTTCTTTCGCTGTATAAGATGGCTTACCGCCCTTGTGAGTCCCAACTGGTGCAGATTGTTTTCGCAGGTGTGGCTTTGCCTCATAAACAGCTTTGACATATTTCTCGGCTGCCTCTTGAGACAATGACAAGCTGTCCTCGTCGATCCCTTCTTCGATAATGCTTTTAAATTTTGGTTGATTCATTAAATCTTCAAGGTCAACCGCATCTGTAGCATATCTACTAATTTGCGAAACAATATTTCCCTTTAATGTTTTCTGTTTTAAAGATTTCGACTCTTCTTCATGTGCTTTAAGTTTAGCGTTCGCTTGCTCAAGCAATGATTTGTAGTTTCCTTCTTCTTCAAGTTTAGCTTTTTTAAAATTCTCAAGTTCTGCCAATTGAACCGCTAGTTCTTTAGCTTTTCTTTTGTTGTCTTGAGACTCTTTTAAAAGTCTTGCATTAACATCGTCGGTTCTTACTGAGTTTTGACCTTCGTCATTGGTTTGCACTTCTGCAACTTGTTCACTCATCTTACTTACTCCAAGGTTATAACGCACATCGGATGCACGTCTAGGTTTTCAAACTATTTGAAAGAATGTCTCTTAGTTTTTTCATTATTAAAGACGAAAACTCTTCTCCATCTTTAGGTAAAAGCGGTCGTCGTGGTATCTTGTTTGTGCCTTCATTGTGATATTTTGCTATTGGTGAATTGAATTTTAACTCAACGTGATTCTCGTTAACTGTCGCATTTAATGTTCCAAGCATTACGCCTGTTACAGATAAGTTTACTGGTGACTTAAGCTTTCCTTGCCCTAATCCTTTTTGGAATAGTCTTGTTTTAAAACTTATCTTTGAATGACTTCCTTGTTTAAATAGACCTTTTTTATTAGCTTGCTTGCCATACAATTCTTTTCTAACTACATCTGTTTTGGGTTTGATTGGTACTGCGTGGCCGTTCATCCAAAAAAACTTAACCTTCCCTTCTATTTGATCGACATAAGACTGCGAATAAGGTTTAAATCTGCCAAACTTTTCAACTGGGCTTATCCCTTTTTGAATTTGCCCAACAATTACGTAAGGCATCTCAACTGCTATTTGAGCATAGAATCTTTTGATTCCTACTTGTATAAATTCTTTGTTAAAGTCTCTAAATTTCTTATCAATCTTTACTGATATACTCATCTGTAATATCTCCTATTCCTGATAAAATATCGCTTTTTAGTGATTGATCTTTCTCTGGTATAAATTGTCGCCTAGGTGCTTTTCCCTCTAATGTCGGATGCCCTCTAAAGCCTGTGTTGTGTGCGAATGACTTGATCGCTTGATCTTTCTCAAATATGCCCACACGTATTTTATTGCCGACCACTTTAAACGTAAGAGCATTAAGCATGTCACCGTGCTCATCCATGTTGGCAGTCTTATCACCTCCCTTTTCTTCGTCTGCATAGTGCTTAGTTAGCTTTTTAAACTTTCCCTCTCCCTCAACTGGACTAATACCTTCTGCTATTTTATCCAGCATAGACTCGACCAGGTAGCGTCCTACTTTTTCAAGTAACTCTTTCTTTGTTCCAGGCTCAATGTTGTCTGGGATTGGCACATCAAAATCAAATGATGTCTCATCCATGGTCATCTTGCCCATTAAGGTTTAACCGCTACGTTTGAAGTCATTACACCTGGATTATTTAAGTCAGCTTGCTTGCCAGTATTGATTCGCTTAAGCTTTTCTTTTGCTTGCTCTGTGGTTAAGTTAGGATCAACTACGATAAATTTTTCGTAATCTTCTAATAAGCCTAACTCAATCATCTTTTCAAGATTAGCCAATAATTCAGTGTCACTTGTAAGCATCTTAGGTTTTTTAAATATAACCTGTAGGTATTTTGACTTGAACTTACCGCCCAACATGGCATTGATACACTCGTATAGCTCTTGCTCCATGCGAACGTAATTATCTTGGTTATCTTCAATTAATGATTGCACATCAGACTGACTCAATAAACGATCAAGACCCGATGAAAACTTCTCGCCACCACTTAAGACTTGAGCTGAGTTAATACCTTGCTCATCTAAGATCATAGTTAAGTAAGTTACAATCGCATCTTTGTGCCCTGATAAATCTGGATTAGGTGAGATATATTGAGCTGTACTTGGTTTATCTTCCGGATTCTTGGATTGTGGCAATGTCATAGCAGTCATTAAACCGCTTGATGCTTGTGATATTTGCTGGTCACTTGGGAATGACAATACCAACTGTCCAACTTGCATATTCGCACTTGTTAAGTACACACTTAAAAGTGAATTGAGCTCTATAGTTTGACTAGCAAGCGGTGATGGACTCGGATAATCTTCGTTAAAATCAAACGGTAAATAAACAAATGGTATCATGCGGTATGGATTTATATTATTTGGATTGTTCTCAATGTCGACTACTTCAAGCTTTCTCATCTTGCCATCTTGTGACTGCCTACACTTGATCACTACATGGTTTACATCAGTCCAAAACACATACTCAACTTCGTTTAAATCATCATCTGCACGATCACCTGCAATGATCATATCTTGCGTACCCTTTGTTACCTGGGCACCTGGATAAGATAGAATTAAGCACTCCACCTCACCGTCATCATCTTTAATTACATCAAACTCATATGGTCTTAGTGGGTAAAAGCATAATTGAAATGGCTCATCCTCGTCTTCACAAGTTTCAACGTATAAACCAACTGACTTATGTTGATTGTAAATTCGATCTACTTCTTTCATGGCATCGTTAAAGCGTGAGTCTTTTAATAAGTCTAAAAAGCTTTGAGTTTCACTGTCTGGATTCAATCCATCTTTGTTGTCAAGCTTACGAATAGGTGGCTCTTTATATGCCTTTGCCTTTTTGTCTACGATCTTTTTAATTAGTGAATACTCTGCAATTGTATAAGAGTCGTAAGTTTTAGGGTACATGTCTTGAATCTTTGCACGAACGTACTTCTTAAGTAGTCCTGATCCAGACTCGTATGAGATATATTCATTTCGTTTTCTTTGAATGTTTTTAGTTGAATTAATATCGTTAATTATTCGATCGATCTCGTTCATGTCTAGTAAATCAATCATTGTGCGTCCTATGTGAGAGTAATATTTGTTAATGGTTGAGCGTTTTTAGTTTTAAATGTCCAATACGTGATTGCGGTAGTTACATGTTGCTCACGCATACTATCGTCCTCTATTAACTCGGCTCCTGATTTTAACTTAGTTAAACGAAAACCTTTATCTGCGTCTTTAGCTTCGGAATATATAAATACATTGACCTCGCCTAATGCGTTCTTACAAAGGGCATTGAATACGTTATGTCTTGATCTTATCGGTGGATTTGATAATGGCACTTGATTGTCTAAGATTATTCGCTGTCCGTCTCTTCGTCGGTAGTTAACAATGTACTCAGTGATAATATCCCAATCACTCCGATTGTTACGAGTATCAGTGTGCTTACCACTAGCATCACCATAAATTTTAACAGTTGTATTAATGTCCAAGTAGCCAGCGCTAGCGATTTCATCCATGACATCTTGTGTACGCCCTCCGTCTATTAGAAAACTTCTAGCAATGTGAAATTTACCGTGAATATATTGCCCAACTGCTGCCGACATTGGTTTCCCTGCCGATCGGTTAAAGTCGTGCATTAAGCAAACTGGATAATGAACATTGAACTTGTACGGCTCTTTAATAAGGTTATATTCACTTGAATAGTTATAATAGATTCGCTCTTGATTTAACTCTATCCATTGCCCTTCGAGCATACGAAGTGCCATTTTGGGATCAAGGTCGCGACGTAAGTTTTCCACATACCAAGTAGGTAAAAATGGATTCTGTGCAGTCAGTGAGTAAAACACTTTCTTATTTGGATGATCGACGTTAATCATCGTCTCGTACAAGTAGTGATCAGGTGCATCTGGATTGGTAAGCGTTAAGATTAGATTCTTTTTAACTTTAGGTAATCTACCAACACGCATCTTAACTGCATCGTATAGCTCTTTATTTGACTCTGTAGCCTCTTCAATCGCTACCATTGATAACTCTAATGATCTAAACTTTTCTAGGTTCATATCGTCGTATGAGTCACCTATGATCTCACTGTCATTTATCAGCGTTATCTTCATTTCTGTTTTATTGTAGGATTTAATTAAGTGAGGTGAATCTGCAAGGTGTTTTAGTATTGTAGACCATAGCGTTCTCTTTAAGTCTTTAAGAGCTCGCCTAACGACCAATACTCTCGATTGCATATTCTCAATAGCATGAATACAAATTAAATGAGCTGCCTCAATTGATTTTGCCGAACCGACTGATCCAGAGAATAAAATCTCAAGTACGCCTTTTGAATAATCAAACGACTCGATAAAGTCTATCGCTTGCATCTGCCAAGGTATAAGTGAAGGATCAAATTCTTGAAGTGTTGGTGTCGACATTAGCCATCGACCTTCTTTTTATAGTTTAGATTTATCGAAATAGCTTCGCCCTTATTGCTTAAGTCGATAGCTTGCTTATCATCCCAATCACTGACATTCTTAAGCACGTATTGAATCGCTTTAAGATCGCCCTTGTGAGCTAGCTCAATCGCAACGCCTTTAAGATCGTCTGCAACGTCTACCCAAATAAGTTTTTTTAATTCGCCGTAATTCATGCCAAACTTATCAAATAAGAAGTTGTTTAAATGTTCACCTGTGATTGTTTCTTTGCCGAACTCTTGCCCTAAAATCTGACATAGTTTTTTTCTAGTCGGACAAGGAGTCATGAGATCAATGATTCTTTGAAGGTCTAATTTATTTGCATTGCCGTGAGGTGAATTATGGTTATTTACCAATGATTTTTCTTCTGACACTTTGGACTTCTCCTAATGTTTATGTATCAAGACGTTCGTCTTAATCTATTTCTGCTATTGTTATTTCTATGTGATTAAAGCCTGAGAACTTCTTCTCTGAGTTCTTCCTCACTACTTGTGCATCATCTAAATAAGCAATACCGTTAAGTGCATCCATGACCGCTTTCTCTAAATTGTCCAAGTCTGGTTTTTTTGTTACATGCTTTAGCTTACTTGATTTTGCTTTCTCGAAATTGAATACCATTCGCATTTCAACTGCACCTTCGAAAGGCTTTTTGCAAGTAGCGTGAGCGACTAACCTAATCTTCTCTTCATAATCAGAAGTCGTCTTAGGTGTGTACACGCGACCTTTTCCAAAACGTGGTCTTGCTTTTGCTAAAGGCTCAATGTCGATTATTAAATGAATCACTCATAAATATTAAATTAGTAGATAGTTTAGAATTACGCTTATTCATATTATCGAACGTACATAGCGAATAGTTTTACATCTGCTTACTATTTACCTAAGTCGAACTTAAACTAAACACGACAAGGATGTTGTTTTAGTTATCCTCCAAGTTGCAAATTGGGGGATTTTTTCAAGGATGGAAACATGGATAATTCTCGAATACTTGTTATCCCCGATCTTCACTTTCCATACTGCCATATAGACGCATTAGACTTTCTTCATAAACTTAAAATCAATTTACAACCCACTCGCATTATCTGCCTCGGAGACGAATTAGATTATTCAGCAATGAATTTTCACGAAAATAATGCTGATATGCCTAGTGCTGGTCACGAGCTAGCTTTGGGACTTGGATACATAGACACTCTTCATGAACTATTCCCAAAGATGGATTTACTACACTCTAACCATGGATCGATGGCATATCGTCGGGCAAAACATGCTGGTATGCCGCTACACTTATTAAAATCTTATAACGATGTTTTAGGAGTACCAAAAGATGACTGGTGTTGGCATGAGTCGATCATTCTTAGGCTTACAAATGGAAACGAAGTGGAATTTATACATGGCATATCATCAAATATACTTACCGCTAGTCAAGCAAGAGGAAGATCACTTGTACAGGGACATCATCATTCACTTTTCGAATTACGATACTGGTCAGGAGGAAATGGACTTAACTTCGCAATCACATCAGGATGCTTAATTGATGATACATCGCTT